ATTCTACGCCCTGAACAGGCACGTCGTTTTATTGACTACGTATGGGATGCAACTGTACTCGCCAAGGATGGTCGTCGTGTAACTATGCGAGCCAATACTATGGAACTTGAGAAAGTTAACGTAGGTGAGCGTGTTATTCGTGCAGCAGCTCAGGCTGTTGGTAACTACGAAAACACTGGTGCTCAGTTCTCCAAGGTTGAGCTATCAACCAAGAAGATCCGTCTTGACTGGGAAGTCTCAGCTGAGGCTCTTGAAGATGGTATTGAGGGGGCTGCACTAGAAGATCACCTAGTTCGTTTGATGACAAATGCTTTTGCAAATGACATTGAAGACCTAGCTATCAATGGTACAGGAACTGGCTCAGACGCATTCCTTTCAATTATGAACGGTTTCGTCAACAAGGTCAAGACCAATGGAGATGCTCACGAGGCTGTAGTAACAGTCGCTGACAACGCATGGACACCAGAGGTTATGCAGGAAATTATTCTTGCTATGCCACGTAAGTACCGTGCAATCAAGTCAAACCTGAAGTTCTACGCAGGTACTGACGCATTCCAGGGTATCGTTAAGAACAACGGTACACTGTCTGACGCAATTGCTGAGGCTCTTGGAAAGAATGGTAACACTGCGGCTAACACCCAGGCTTACCTAGATGGCCAGGGCCAGACATTTGGTGGTGCTCGCACTACTCGTGTTCTAGGCATTGACGTTCAGGAAGTTCCTTACTACCCAGATGGTTACGTAGACCTCACATTCCCAGCCAACCGTGTTTGGGGATTCCAGAGGGACATTACTGTAAACCGTATGTACCAGCCAAAGAAGGACACAATTGAATACACAGTATTCGTCCGTTTTGGTGTACAGTGGGAAGAAGAGGACGCTATTGCGTTCGCTGACGCAGCTGCTGACAGCTAAAATATAGAAACAAATTGAGGGGGCAGGGGCATCTAGCTCCTGCCCTCTTATTCATTAATCTGTTATAATTAAAGTAAATATAGGGAGAATATATGTCAGAAGAAAACAAGAATGAAGAAATTATTCCTGCTGTACTACAGCCAGGAGAGCCTCTTATCTCAAAAGAGACAGCTGAATCATTCCAAGCATTCATTGATGAAAGCTTGACTGATAAATATGCTGAGGCAGTTAAAGAAGCAGAAAAGACGATTGAGCTAGCTGCAGAGCCAGAGAACGTAGTTACCAATAAGGTTCAGAATCCTGTAATTGGTGATGGTACTGTTCAGGGAATTACCGCTGTTGAAAATGGAGTTATTGGTACTGGCAAGGTAGCCAAGAAGCCAAAGGCTTCAGCAAAGAAGGAAGAGACCAAGGTTGAAAAGGTTGCTATTCATTCAAGCAAGAATGTAACTTGGAGTGGGGTTGGAAAGGTTTATAGGGGTTATAACTTGGTAACTCTAGAGCAGGCAGAAAAGTGGCTTACTCGTAATCACACAAGACTTGCAACACCACAAGAGGTTGCTCAGGAGTTTAATAAATAAATGGAAATATTGAGGGTTCCGCCATATAACACGAACGTTACAATTACTGTTGGTGCAGCAAGCACTGAGTATGAGTACACCATTTTGGATATGGCGGACTCTTCAATAACTACTGGAGATGTCACTTCTAATTCATCCTCAAAGGTAACTATAACTTTGCCAGCAGATTATGACAACACATACACTATTACTATAGATGATGAAGAATACATTGTAGATGTTGTTAGACCATATGTTGATCCAAATACAAAAGGCGACACTGCAAGCGATATTGAGGCCTATCGTAAAAATGAAGAATTGGCCAGGGCAATTATTGACTCAGTAATAGAAGATGGCTTTTATTATAGAAAAAAGATTTATGCTACTGTAGGACTTGGAGCAGATCTTTTGCCAGTGTGGGATAACATTAGAAAGCTGCTAAAGCTATACGAAAACAATGCCCTGGTATTTGACTCATCAGATCCAGATTCATATGATGTTAAATATGAGGTTGATAAGACAAGATTTGGTATTCAGGAAATGACATCTGAAACCATTAATAGAAATGAATCAGCACCAAATATATTGCCAGCAGCTGCATCAGATTTGCTAGATTTAAGCTTTATTTATAGAGGATTCCCAAGAGGGTTTGATTATTTAGTTGTTGGAGAATTTGGTTATAAAAAGATACCATCAGATATTGTAAGAGCCACAGAGCTTTTGGTTGAAGATATCGAATGTGGAAAGCTAGACTACTACAAGAGATATATTTCTGACTATAACACTGACCAGTTTAAGATTAAGTTTGATGCTGGGGTATTTGATGGAACGGGGAATATTTTAGTAGACAAAATACTTTCAAAGTATAATAAGCCTATTAAAACATTGGGAGTTTTGTAATGACATGTGCAGACAAAACAGACTTTGCTTTTCCAATGGTTGCTGATATATTTTATCCAATTGTTGAGCAGGGTGCATATGGTAATGTTAAAAAGACATGGATTCTAGACAAAACTATTGCAGTCAATGTAAATCCAGCAGGCACAGCATTTAAAGAAGAAGTTCTTCCAAATGTAAATATTACAAAAGACACACTTTTGGTTGGAAGAATTAAAAATGATATCAGGATTTCTGCTAGAGAAGCAAACAATGCTATTACAAATGTGATTGTCACTAATATTAAAGATAAGAACTGCAACCCTATTTATTTAGAAACTTCTGGTATTAGAAATGGCAAGTCAACCATCTTTGAAATTGCAACCCAAGAGCCTTTTGTTGGACCATTTGGCAATGTTGAGTACTACAAGGTAATTCTTCGTAGGTCTGAAAATCAGGCGGCAGATGTATAATGCTACGGCTAACAATAGACGATGTTCAGTTTAATAAGGATATGAAGAGTGTTATCCAATATAGTATGGGATTTTTTGAAGGCGTAAAGCAGGGTGTGCCAGAATTTTTAAAAGGCACTGGTGCCTCATTAGTAGAAGATTTAAAGCAATATATAGATGCTAACGCTAGAGTTGCACCACAGCTCTTGCACCACGTATATGAATGGAGCCAGACTGGATCTCCTAATGCAAGATTGTTCAATATTGACTATATTGCATCTGGAAATAACATATCCTTCATATCTTCTTTTAAGCAATCTGCTAGCATTAGGCAGGGATCAAGGGTACCATTTTTTGATAAGGCAAGCATTATGGAGTACGGGATTACAGTAACAATAGTTCCTAAAAAACGAGTGCTTGCATTTGAAGATGATGGTCAGCAAATTTTTACATCTAAGCCAATAACTGTTACAAATCCTGGTGGCAATGTCGCTGGAGAGTATGAAAGAGTGTTTAATTCATTTTTTAAAAGTTACTTCGCACAGTCATACCTACAATCTGCTGGTATACTAGCTTATCTAAGCAATCCAACAGATTTTGCTATGGGAATGTCGAAGCGTGGCGGTAGATCTAAGGGTGTTGCAGTTGGAAGAAACTGGATGGCAAAGGCAGGGAGAATTTAATGGCTATATCATACCCACCTATATTTATTAATGACTATTTAAAAGAAAAGGTTTCTCAGTATTTTTTTGACAACCCATTTGATGGCCAGGTAGGCGACATGACCATCCCATTCTTTCCAACTTCTCCAACAGATATTGAGGCCCTTACACAGAGTTTTCCAACAAGCAATGGAATGTTTGCTGTATATGACAGAATGTTTAAGATGCGTAGAAAGGCCTTTCCACATATTAAGGACGAGCAGCTGCTGTATTACTTTTACAAAATGCAGGGGGACCCAGTAGCCCTTATCATAACAACTCAGCTAGTTCAAGACTTGCTAGATCGTGGAGATGAATCAGCACAAGATTTAAATGCATGGATTGCTAATAATGATAGGCTATTTACCAGGCCAGATGGCCAAAAGGTTTATCAGCCAAATAACACAACTGGAATATACAGCTTAAGCTTTGCAAATGAGGAGTTTCTGCCAGTATTCTTCCACGATATCAAAATTTACCAGCTAGAAGAAACCAGAGATATCATTGATTTTGGCACAGCTAGAACTTTTGCTGGAAATAAGATAATTATTGACTATTGTTATCACACTAAGGGGTATTCTACTGGAAATACTTCCTATAATGACTCCACCATCTGATAAAAGCCTGGTATAATTAGTTTGAGGAAACATCGCCCACTTATTCAATAGAAAAAAGAGGTGAAAAATATGGCATATACACGTGGTACAAGCAACAACATTATCGTTGGTGCAGCTGCTCTCTTCACATTTGAAGATGGTGTACTAACTGATGCAGATTTGCCAACATACGTAGATGACGTGTCTTTTAAGACTACTCTGTCTGCTGATGCTGACTTCCGCAACGTTGGTTACACAATGAACGGCCTAGAGATCGTCTTCCAGCCTGACTTCGGTGAGGTACAGGTTGACCAGGTTCTAGACGTTGCCAAGCTATACAAGCAGGGTATGCAGGTTAACCTAAATACCACCTTTGCAGAATCAACACTAGAGAACCTTCTCTTTGCTGTTGCTGGAAAGGACACTGATCTGACCACAGTTGCTGGAAACCCAACCCTGAACCTGTCCGCAGGTGACATTGGTGAGTGTCCAGTTGAGCGTGGTTTGGTTGCTGTCGGTCCTGGTACTGGTGACTGTGCAGCTTCTGACGAGATTGAGCGTGTTTACGTAGCTTACCGTGCACTCTCCATTGAGAGCGTTACAGTGGGTGCAAAGCGTGACGAAGCAACAATGTTTGAGGTTTCGTTCCGTCTGCTTCCAAATGATGACGCATCTTATGGAAAGATTGTAGACCGCACAATCCCAGCTAGCTAAAACTAGCTTATAACTAAATATAGAGAAACCGCCCTGGTTAATTCTGGGGCGGTTTTTGCTATAATAGACTAATGCCTAACAAAGTATATGACTCAGACACCATCAAGCTAATTGACGGCACAGAGATATTTATAACTCCGCTAAAAATTAAATACCTTAGAGAATTTATGCAGTCATTTGAAAATCTCGAAAAATCACAAACTGAAGATGATGGATTAAATATACTGATTGACTGCCTTAGAATAGCCATGAAGCAATACTATCCAGAACTTAAAACGGTAAGTGATGTAGAAGATAACCTAGATTTAAAAACCATGTATAAGATTTTAGAAATTGCTGCTGGCATTAAGATTAATGAAAGTTCAAAAGATACCGTAAAGCAACAAGCACAGGATAGTTCTCCCAAATGGAGTGAGATGGACCTGGTTACCCTAGAGTCAGAGGCATTCTTGCTTGGCATATGGAAAGACTATGACGAGCTAGAATCATCCCTTTCTATGCCAGAATTAACCACAACCCTGAACGCAAAAAGAGAAGCTGACTATAGGGAGAAGCGGTTTTTAGCAGCTATGCAGGGCGTAGACCTAGATAAACAAACTGGTAGGGCAGACGAGAACGCCTGGGAAAAGCTAAAGGCAAAAGTTTTCAGCAAGGGCAAAACAGATAATCCTAATGATATTATTGCCCTACAGGGTGAGGCAGCCAGGAAAGCTGGTTTTGGTATAGGCATGGGCCTTGGTTACGAAGATTTAACTAAAAAATCATAGACCCCTATGATATAATAAACATAAATAAAACTCAGGAGGAGTAATGGCTGTTACAGTCAATGAAGAAAAAATTATTAAACTAATAGACGGAACAGAGATAAGCGTAAGACCACTAAAAATTTCTTTGCTTCGTAACTTTATGAAAAAATTTGCTGACATTGCAAAGGTTGCTGATGATAATGACAAGGCAATGGACGTGCTTATGGCATGTGTCCAAATTGCAATGAAGCAGTATAAGCCAG